TGGTGTATTTTCATTTGTACCTACAACAAAAATAATATTTAATACATCACCTACTTGTATTGTTTCACTGCCATCATGTGTAATTGTTGCTGTAGTTCCAGATTGTGAAAAGTTACCTGTCTCAACAGTAATACCATCTATTTCAATTAACTTTCCATTTGCATCAAAAACAATATCATTTCCTAATCCACCAAGTCCAAATTCTTTTAAAAAATCATCAATACCTTCATCTGTAATGTGACCAAAGTAATGAGCTTGCATTACATCGGGGAGTGCAAATTCTTGATCAGGGCCAATAAATTCTGTCATTATACAGAAACCTCAATCTGGTCTGTATCAATTCCGTTTGATACATTTATACTTCCGACAAAGATATCTCCATATACAAGAGGCAGTGCAACACCAGCACGACTGACGTTTGTGACCCCACTAAATGCAAAGTTTACAGTGGCATCTTCTGGTTCTAAAGATGACAAACCTTTAGGCTTTGGTGTTAAATAATTAGTTACATCATTGATAATTAAAGAAGTTCCTATGGCTGTTGCTGCTGAAGCTAAAATACCAGCACCAAAAAACCCCGCAGTAGATAAAGCACTGCCACCAAACAGTAACCCAACGCCTGTTAATAATCCAAATATTTTTCCTTCAATAACTGGTATTATTTTAATTTCTTCTGCTATCGGGTCAAGCATATTTTCTTCTGTTACGTTATAGCCACCAATATCTACTTTATAAAATTTATCTATCATGTATGTTTCTAACTCTGGATGGTTACAACGCAAGAATCGCATAACATCGACAGTATTTCTAACTTCTGCTTTCTGTTCTTTCCATCCTACAAACTCAGCAAGATCACCATATAGTTTCACTGTTTTAAGCATGGATCTCTCTGTAATGTTTTTATTTTATCTGTTGGATTAAATTTAAACCATCTTTTTGTCTTTAGTCCAATAATATACCAAGTTACATTTGATCGTTTACAACTTATAACATCTGCTTCACTAGGATGCTCAGTACCAATCGGATGAGAATGTATAACAGCATGGATTCTGCCATATTTATCCTCAGTAACAGCCCAATCCAAAGGATCTATCATAAACTGCAAATCATTATGTAAAGCTAAATTTTTACAAGGAATATATTTATCTTCATTTAAATAATTAACAAGCAGGCCACAAGATTCTCTAGGTGCTTCCTGTTCTGCATGAACAAGTGCATCTTCTTGCCATGTCATTGATTAACAAAAGTACCTATGCGTGGAAATAAATCTCTAGTAGCAACTCTTTTAGGTAATTTTAAATTTACAAGATCGAGTTCAGACGCTAATTCAAACTGTACAATTTCTCTATTTTCTAAAACTTTTCTATCAATAAAATAAATTTCCTGTGGTAGCTCCTGTGTTGTATCAGGTGTCCCGAATGGATTTGTACCGCCAGTAAAGTTTGCAGCATCTAAAAATCTTGCAAGTGTTCTTATCCTTGTAAACTTTGCACCATTAAGATCATTGTTGGCAGTGACAGCATTAACAGTTGCGAACAAAGCGGTAATAGTTCCTAAGACATTAGATATTGTAAAAGTTGGTCTTGGAATAGCACCACCAGCACCATCAAATTCAAAACCTTCAGCCTGACATGGAAACTTTTGATATGTATTGCCTTGCCATATAACATCACCATTATTTAAATCGTTTGAACCAGCATGAAAACGCTGAACAGCAGTTGATCCATGAAGAGTATTATCAAGAGTCAAAGTAAAAAGTTCTATAACTGAACTGGGATTAATTTTTTGTAGTTCTGAAACTGGTATTGGCATTAGGGTTCAAATACTTCTCTGAAAGTTGTTGTTATAACTGCCCTGTTATTATATGGAATAGATTTAGACCAAGATTCACAAACAAACTGTGATGAACTTGATTCGGCTGGTGGGGTAAATGTAAAGCTTGCTTTATCTAAAGCTCTAGCATCTAAAAAGTTTTCTATGGTATCAGCACTAGAAATTCCTGTACTATTAAAATCATCTGAATTTGATACTACAAAGGTTAGATCAATAGTTTTAGGATTTTGATTTAATCCAAAAATTAATCTGTGTTCATATCCATCCCCAAGTTTTATAACTTTAGTATTTGGATTGCTGTTTTTTCTCATCCCATAAGTGGGCTGTATTGATGGAAAGTTTGCCATTACCTACTTAATAAACCTCCAGATCGTTTTTCTTTAATTAATCTTTCTTGGATAGCTGCTCCAATAAGATTTCCTAGTTGTTGAGCATCTGGTGTGTTACCAGAAACAGATGAGCCAGACGCATCAACGGAAACATTAACAATGTTAGTTGTACTGCCTCCTAGTTGGTTGTTTGGAATAATATTGCCACCTCTTGAACCCATCTGTAACAATTCTGGGCCTTTCTCACCAACAACAAAAGCACCACCAGCAGAAACAGGGCCACCATTTGCTCTTGCAAAAGGATTTGCGACACCTTTTAAAAAACTTGAAGCTTTATTACCAGTTAAGCTTGTACCTCCTCTTCCTCCAAATATGCCACCTAATGCACCACCAATAAAGTTTCCTATTCCAGAAACAGCCCTTTGTATTGCTACCTCTACAAG